ATTAATTTTATAACTTTTTTAATAAATAAACATCAAACTACACATCCTGAAATATTTAAACATTTTTTAGAAAGAAAAACTATTAAAAATGCTTGGGGTAATAAAATAAAAAAAGGGGATAGTTTAAATTACCACACCCACCCTTGCTTACACGGTATATTATATCTAACAAAAGGATGTGATTTAATACTTCCTGAATTAAATTTAAAAATAACTCCAGAGCCAGGTGATTATTATATATTTCCTGCAGAAATATTACATGGATTTAATTTATATGAAGAAGACAACTATAGATATAGTTTAATATTTAATATTATAGATTCAAATAGTTTTGAATATACGAAAAAAGTAAAGGAAATAAATGAACGAGAAAACAGTTAATATAACTAATTTTATAGGTGTATATGATAATTACATTACAAAAGAGGAATGCGACAAAGCAATTAAATTATTTGAAAATCAAGATAAATTTAATCAAACTTTAAATAGAATAAATTTTGAACAGGCTGCTATTACAGAAAAACAAGATAAACAATTTTTTGCAGCTCCTAATAATATAGATGTTTGGTGGAAAGAATTAAAACTTATAATGGTTAATTTTGAAATGGCACTTAAACATTACCTTGAAAACACTGGAGCTAAATCAGCTTATAATAATCTGCCACTTCATTTTACTCAATTAAAACTTCAAAAAACTTTACCTACAGAAGGTTATCATGTTTGGCATATAGAACATCAACAAGGTTATGATAATGAACCACGTGCTTTTGCTTTTTCTATTTATTTAAATGATGTTAAAGAAGGTGGGGAAACAGAATTTTTACATTTTTCAAAAAGAGTGAAACCTAAAACAGGAAGAATTGTTATTTGGCCCGCTGGATTTCCTTATTTACATAGAGGGAATCCACCATTATCGGGTAAGAAATATATTTTAACCTCTTGGATGAGTTTAAGATAATGTCATATAATCATAAAATATCAGATTTAAAGTATAGAATCAGTGGTTTAGTTCCTAAAAATATATGTAAAGATTTAATAGATATATTTGAAAAATACCCTGAGTTAGCTGCAACAGAATCAAGTTATAAATACCAGACTGAAAAGCGTGAAAAAGATAATTTTAAATGTCTAAATTTGTCTATAATAAATAACCCTAATGAAGATATCTTATATGCTTTAAATGAAGCTAAAAAATATATATCCATAATGATAGCTAATTATGTTAATTACATAAAAATAAAAAAAATATCTCCTACTTTCAATGATAAATTAATTAATTCTAGTTCCAATATTAGAATATTGAAATATGATGTAGGTCAATGTATTAAAGAGCATAGTGATGTTGGAGGAACTATAAGAGCTTCTTGCACTTTAAATTTAAATGAAAATTATGAAGGGGGTGAATTTAGATTTTTTGATGGTCAGATTAAAGAGGTATTTAAAACAGGTGATGCGATGTTATTTCCAGCGGAACCTATTTGGATACATGACACAGAACCAGTGACTAAAGGTACACGTTATTCAATTAACTGTTTTTTGAAATCTTAAGAGGAATAAGAAGTAGGTCTTGAACCTAATCTAGTAATTTTTTCAGCGTCAGTTTCACCATCGACATTGTTATTATCCCAATCAGCTTGTAATTTAGCTAAGTGAGCAGCTTCCCATTTTGAAATAAACTGAAAATTGAAATCACCTAATCCAGCTGCCGTCCAAGTTGCATGAGGTGTTTCATCTCTATATTCTACAGTGTCATTGTATTCAAGATCATCGTCTTTATATTGAATTGCCCAAATATTAGACCATTTCGAATCATTCCAGAAAGTATCATCATTTATTACGTATCCACCTTGATCATTTCCTGTTTGTTTAATAATGATTTTATCTTCAAATACCACTGTCCATTTTGCATTTGTCGCCATAATTTCTCCTAAGTTTTAATAATATAAATTAAAGTTAAATAAGGTTGAAGCACTGAAGTTGCATCACCAGAAAAAGTTGCACTCATATTGTGAGAGTGACCACTACCTGAACCTGAACTATTAGTTGATGCTGAACCAGCACTAGTTGATCTTGTTGCTTGTTTGTTAAAACCAGTAACAGTTGATGGATCTGTCTGTGATTGGTTATATGTTGTAAGGCTATGTGTGTGAGAAGCAAGTTGTGCTGTTGATAAAGTTGCATTAGCTGTTGAACCCCCAACGTTTCCCGTCGAAGTAGCTGTATTCGCTCCACCCGTTGAAGCTAAAGCTTTAGTTCCAGATTTTCCTACTGCAATATTATCTTGTAAATCAGGTAAATTAAAAGTTGTTGAACCATTACCTGCACCATAAGTAGTACCTACAATTGCAAATAAAGCAGAGTAAGTTGTTCTTGAAACTGCTACACCATCACATTCTAAAAATCCAGATGGAACTGAAGCAGAAGACCATGGCACAATCGTTGCTGTTGGAATACCACCTTCTAGTAGTTCTCCCCCATTAATAATTTCTGTTCCGCCTGAAAATAATCCCATTATAAATCTCCTTATATCTTAGATAAATTAATTTTAAATTTTTCTCCTGATATATTATTTATCATAAATATATCATTTTCACCTTCTTGTAAAGTCCAATTTCCTTTAGTTCCATCTACTATATTACCTTTTTCCTTATATTTATTAGAAAGATGTAAGTCTCCTGTATATATGTTTCTCCATACATTACCTACAGCTCCTAAATCATAAGTGTCATTTGCACCGGGTAAAATGTGTCCTGTGGCAGTTACTTGTCCTGTTGAACTGACACCTTCTAAGACATTGGTTCCATCAGAGTATAGAATTTTTTTACCCTTATCTGTTGTAGACCAAGTAATACCTGTTCCAGAAGTGGTTTTAAATGTTACAGTAAAAACACCTGTAGTTGCATTTTCAATTATATAAGTTTTTTCAATGGAATCAGGAATTACAACATCAACATTTGATGTAATAGTTCCTGTTAATTTTAAAACTTGATTTTTACCATTTGATAAAGCACCATTTGAAAATGTTAGAGTTGCACCAGTGGTTGCATTTAACCCTACAGCATCATAACCACCAATTGCTTGTTCTAATATAAGTAAATTAGTATTAGTAATTTGACCCCAAGTTCCAGAATTTTCTCCAGTTGCTTGTACGGTTAGTTTTAAATTTGTGGATGTAGTATTAGCCATATTTTAAATTCCTTAATATTTTATTATAATTAAATTTTGCATGTAAATCAAGCTACTTTTTTCCAACCTGGAGGGTCAATTGGTGCATTTCCTGTATCCACTGGATTCCATATAATGTTTTGTATACTGCCTTGTGCCATTGTCATTTCAATTCCTGTTAATATAGCCAATGAATCAGGAGCTGTAGCAGTTCCTTCTTGCATAGTCAGGTCAAAACCAGTTACATCTACTTGTTGGTTTAGATCTACTACAATACTATTTAAAGTAGCTGTTAGTGCTTGTCCACTTAAACTAACATTAGCGTTTGCGCCTATGGTAACGCTATCTTCCTGCATCGTTAAGTCAAAACCAGTTAAGGATAAATCTGCATTAGCAGTAACATCAACACTATTTAAATTAGAAGACATTGCTATTCCAGTCACATCTTCTGTTGTAACATCGGTAAATGCTTGAGTTGTACCTTGAGTTATTGTCAAAGGTTCTCCAGTTATAGAAACAACTACATTTGCTTCGATCGACACATCATTCTCTTGCATCGTTAAGTCAAAACCAGTTAAAGAAATATTAGCAGTACCTATAATTGCAACCGTACCTAATGACATAGGAAGAGGGAACGTTCCTACAATTCCACCTGTTGTGGCCTCTACCCCAACAGGAATGTTGAATGTAGCAGGACTTAATGTAGCAAAAGGGGCTTCGCCAAAAGCTGTTAGTGTATCGTGGGTAGGATTACTTCCGTTAGCAATTAAATCAAAACCTGTTACGTCAATTTCTTGATTTGATGATTGTGTAAGTGTTCCTTCTGTTGCAGTTAAAGCTTGACCAGTTACATCAACGTTTACCAATGAAAAACCATTTGCTGTTCCAACAGCAGAAACTAAAGGTGTTCCTGTTACAGGAACATTGGCATCACCTATAACAATACCAGTGTTTTCCTGAGCTGTTAATTCAATACCTAATGGATAAGCTATTACGTTTGATGGTTCCGCACTAAAAGGTGCTTCTGAATATGCAGTAACTCCAAGGGCCATAACTTAGGCTCCTATTTTTTGTTCTTCTCTTTTTTCTTTTTTATCAAAATTAAAAATCATTAAATTTCTTCTAATTTAAACTTATATTTTTTACCAGATTTATTATTTAATATGTAAAGATCTTCGGCACCCTCTTGAATAGTCCAATTACCTTTTGTACCATCAACAGCATTACCTTCATCTTTTGCTTCATTAGATAAATGTAAGTCACCAGTGTAGATGTTTCTCCAAACATTACTTACAGCCCCTAAATCATAAGTATCATTGGCTCCTG